AGTCGTTTCGCTGGTGCGCTTGGCGGGTTGAAGGCTAAGGTCTCTGGCTCGTTTAAGGGCTTGTTTTCTGGTGCCGCGTCCCATGCTGAGCGGGGCGGGCATGAGGCTGGTAGTAAGTTCGCGGGGGCGTTCAAGGCTGTTGCTGGTGCCGCCCTCGCTTACGCTGGTATTCAGCAGGTTACGGCTCTCACAAAGAACTTTGTGAAGGAAGCGGGCGACCTGGAACAGTCCGTTGGCGCTGTAGATGCGGTGTTTAAGGGTTCAGCGGCACAGATGCATTCGTGGGCCGATTCGGCGTCTAGCGCCGTGGGTATCTCCAAGAATGAGTACAACAGCTTTGCGTCGGTTCTTGGTTCGATGCTGAAGAACGCCGGTACGCCGATGACTGAGCTAGGCGGTAAGACGAATGACCTTATTAAGCTCGGTGCAGACCTGGCTAGTATGTACGGCGGTACTACTGCTGAGGCGATTGAGGCTATTTCGGCGGCGTTGCGTGGAGAAATGGACCCTATCGAGCGCTACGGCATTTCTCTCAATGACGCGGCGCTGACTCAAGAGGGTTTACGCCTTGGTATTCAGAAAACCGGCGGGGCTTTCGACACACAGCAAAAACAGCTTATTACGCAGTCTCTGCTTTTCAAACAGAGTGCAGACGCGCAAGGGAATTTCGCGCGTGAGTCTGACACTTTTCAGCATAAGACTCAGGTTCTTAAAGCTCAATGGGCTGATTTATCGGCGACTATGGGTGAGGCATTTCTGCCTATCGCGTCTGCTATTGTTGGGTTTATTGCGGGCCGTTTGTTGCCCGCGTTTGGTACCCTGGCCGGTGGTGTGAAGGCGTTCGTGGCGGCCTGGCAGGCTTTCGATGGTACGGTTACTAGTGATGGGTTCGCGGGCTGGATGGAACAGCTTGCGTTCGCTATGCGGAACCTGTATGAGAAGATAAAAGCCTATTTTATTGACTCTATTCTTCCTGTTCTTCGTGATGACGTTTACCCCATCATGCGGGATGTGGGTAAGGGTATCAAGGATGTTTTCGATGGGCTGGTGGGTATCCAGCCAGACGATAATACTAACCAGTTCTTGCATGATTTGGGTGAGAATATTGGTAAGATTATCGGGTTTGTCGCTAATAACATTGATATTTGGGGGCCGTTCGCTGAGGGTATTCTAATTGCGGTTGGTGCGTTCAAGGCTTGGCAGTTGGCTATGGCTTTGGCGACCGCAACGACTACAGCCTGGCAAGCTATTACGGCTATTCAGACTACTACTATGTTCGGTCTTACGTTGGCGACGTGGGGTTGGATTGGTATTTTTGGCCTTATCATTGGTGCGCTTATTCTTGCGTACAATAACCTTGATTGGTTCAAGGGTATTGTGGATGCGGTGTTTAATTTCATTAGCGACGTTATCCGTAATTTCGTGGACTGGTTCAATAATAATGTTGTTCCGATTATTGTTGCTGGTTTGCAGGCTCTCGGTAATTTCTTCATGGGTTTGTGGAATGACTACGTTAAACCAGCGTGGGATTTCATTATGCAGCTTATTGGCGCGTTTGTTGACTGGTTTGTTAATGTTTATGTGCCGCGTGTGCAAGAGGCGTTCCGTATTTATGGTGAGATTTTCCGTTGGTTGTATGAGAATATTATCCAGCCGGTGTTTAATGGTATCGCCACTTTTGTGAAGGCGGCTATTGAGGTTGTTGCCGCCGTTTTCACGTGGTTTTATGAGACTATTGTTATTCCGGTGTGGACGGGCATTAAAACAGCCATTGCGGTTGTTCTGGCAATTCTTCTCACGCTGTGGGATGGGGTTGTTTGGGCTATCCAGAATGTTCTTGCGCCGGTGTTCGGCTGGCTCTACGAGAGCATTATTAAGCCCGTCTGGCAGTGGATTGTCGATGTGATTAAGGGCGTTATTGACTGGTTCATTAGCTACTACATCCCGGCTTTCCAGGCTAATCTTCAATTGCTCGGACAGTTCTTCACTTGGTTGTATGAGAATTGGGTTAAACCGGCGTGGAATTTGATTCAGGGCGCTATTCAGTTCCTTCTTGATTGGTGGAACACTACTTTCATTCCGGCGTGGAATTTCGCCATGAAAACATATGGCGAACTGTTCACGTGGCTGTATGAGAATATTATTAAGCCCGTCTGGAATTGGATTCAATCAGCTATTCAGGCTGTTCTTGACTGGTGGAATAATGTTCTGGTTCCCGCGTGGAATACGGCGCTGAGGATATACGGCGACGCGTTCCGTTGGGTTTATGATAATGTTATTAAGCCTGTTTGGGATAGTATTCAGCGGGTTATTCAGTCTGTTATTGATTGGTGGAATGCGTATATTAAACCGGCGTGGGATTTAGCCCTCAAAGTGTTTGGTGATGCGTTCCGGTGGCTGTATGATAGCGTTATTAACCCGGTGTGGACTCAGATTCGCAATGCGATTGATGCGGTTTATAACTGGTTCAATTCTAATATCCTCCCAGCGTTTAACGCGGCGATTGATACGCTTGGTAGGTTCTTCAAGTATCTTTATGATAATTGGATTAAACCGGCGTGGGATTCGGTCTCTAATGTTATTCGGACTGGCTGGGAACAGTGGATTAAACCCGTATTCGATACCCTTACTGATTGGGTGACGAATAAAATACCGCGTGCTTTCGATAACGCCGTTAAGGCTATTGAAAACGCCTGGAAAGCTATCCAGGATGTTGTTAAAGCGCCTGTGAAGTTTGTTCTGCAAACTGTGGTGAATGACGGGTTTATTCGTCACTTTAATGACCTCGCGGACAAGTTCCACATTGATAAGCTGCCAACGATTGACCTTTCAGGTTGGGCGACTGGTGGCTGGACGGGGCCGGGCGATAAATACCAACCGGCTGGTATTGTTCACGCCGATGAGTTCGTGGTGAAGAAGTCTTCACGGCGGAGGTTTGAGCAAGAGAACCCCGGCGTGTTGGATTACATTAACCGAACGGGACGGTTGCCGCGCGGTATGGGCGGTTACGCTGACGGCGGTTTGGTTTCTGCTGTTGGCGGGGCCGTTCTTAGCGGCGACCTGTGGAAGGCCGGTAAAGAGTTCGTAGGTTCTGCCGCCGGTAAGGTTCTTGATACTGTGATTGAGCCGTTGAAGGGTGTTATTGACAGTATCACTAGTAAGTTCCTTGGTTTCCCCGGCGAGTTGATGCGTGGCGGGGCTTTCACGATTATTGACGGCGCCGCTAATTGGGTGAAGGACACCCTTAAGGGTAAGAACGAGTCCGGTGGTAGCGCTGTCCCTGTTGCGGATTCTAACGGCGGCGTTTTGCGTTGGCGGGATACCGTTGTGCAGGCGCTCGGTATCGCGGGTTTGCCCACGTCAGAGCCTTACGTGAATGCTTGGTTGTCTCAGATTCAGTCTGAGTCGAACGGCGACCCGAACGTTACTCAGAGCGGGTATGTGGACATTAACACGATTACTGGTGATTTGGCTATGGGTCTTGTTCAGGTTATTGGTTCTACGTTCGCGGCTTTCCGTGACCCGTCGTTGCCGAATAACCGGCTTGACCCGTTGGCGAACTTGGTTGCTGGTATGAGGTACGCGAAGGCCCGCTATGGTTACTCGGATATGCTCGGTGTTATTGGGCATGGGCACGGGTATGCTGATGGTGGACGTGTGCGCCCCTACCTGTTTGATAAGGGCGGGATTATTAAGAAGGGCGTGCAGGTTATCGACCACCAGCGTAAAGACCCGGATTATGTTCTTACGTCTAAGCAATGGGAGCGTATGTACCGGATTGCTGAGAACAGCGGCAAGGTACAGAACCAGGGCATTACGATTGGTACGGTGCAGGGCTACACTGCTGAGGAAGTGGCCCGTGAGATTGAGCGCCGTCGTAGGCAGGAAGAGGCACTAGCATATGGCTAATAAAGCACCAATTGTCCGTCTGGTAGACCCGTCGGGTAATGAGGAGCCTATTGTTCTGTTCTCTAACGGCCAAACCCCTTACACCCTTCTTGAGGGTGTTGAG